TTCGCCGTCCACATAGGTAATTTCGCCGATTTCGGACACCTTACCATTCGGGATGACAATACGGGAAATCGCACCGTTGTAGAGCATGTCAATTGCCCACACGGATGCCGGCAGTTCTGTGCTGTTGACGGTTGTAACGATGCCCGCCGCAAGTGTGCCTGTGACATTGCCTGTGCCGTAAACGGCTTTGCGAACATCCACGGACAGTGCTTCGATAAGCGTGAATGTGAATGTCTCTTCAAAGTCTGTCTGCGTTGTCATGACAGTATCGCCGCCCCATGCCTTGATTGCTTCCGAATCACGGGTGATTTCCTGCGTCATTCCATCTTCGGAAATATAGCCGAGATTGGCAAAAGCTGGGTCAAGTGCCGTTGTTGCGTCTGTGGGCAGTGTAGTGCCAATCGGTGCAAAACTTACCGCACCACCAATTTTCGGCTTGCCGGCGGTTACATTAGTTGTGCTTGCCATTGTTTACCCCTTTCAATAATGCGTCATATCAAACACCGCTTGATAGCGGTATTTTTTTACGCTTGTATCTGTGAAGTTATAATCAGAATTCAACTGAATGCGGGTGATTTCATTCAGAGCGATAATATCGAACATGGCCTGTTTTACATCCTCATTCAAGGTGGCGGCTTCATACAGGCTGTCCGCATATGACTGAATGGCAAAAGTGACGGTGTACAGATAATTACTGCGCCCGCCGCCCGTCTTTTCAATCAGTATGAATCTTTCGGGCATCGTTTCGGGGATTTCCATAACAACAGGAACGTTCGGAAACTGTGCCGTCAAGTAGTCATACACAATCTTTTCAATCATTTGTGTAACGCCTTTAACAGCGTATTGTTTTTGCTGTTGTCTCGTCTTGCATTGTATGTTGCCGCTATGACTTCACCAATGTACCGTCTTCGACCTGGCCTGTTCGCCGTTTCATAACCGTCACCGCATCGTCTCTGCACGGTGTCTGTGATTTCATCCACCACAGCCCCGACCTCAGAACCCTTTAAAAGTGACTGAATACCGTCATTGTTCAGTTTGATGCGCACTTTATTCATAGCGTTCACACTTGACCTTTTTGTGCCAGCTCAACGGGATGTTTGCTTCTATGCCCTGTTCGGGGATTCCAAACGTTCTGAAACGATGGCCGAAAAACTCAACAATTTGGTTTTCCCATTCGTCTTCATTGCCTTTCGGAATGCCCAAGGTGTAAGCAATCATACGGCCTGTAAGATTCAGTTCATTGGTGCGTTCTTCCGCTGTGGGCTGTCCAACCAAAACATTGTCAACGGTTTTCGATTCCCATGTATAAACAGGATTGCCGAACCCGTCAACGCCTGTCTGCGTCTTATTCCACAGCGTAATTGGCATGCCTTGAATCATTTATTGTTCGGATCGTAAAAGTCAATAATGCCGATTCTAGGCCGCTTCAGTCCAAGCCGTTTAAGGTCAGACGGCATTATGGCGTTGCCAATGCCGCCGCCTGGTATTGCGTATGTTCCCGACCAAGAATAGCCAAGCCCCGCTTGGCTTTCCTGTGTCATCGCTTCACCTGTGGTGGACTGTCTCAAGATGCGCCCAATAATCGACACAGTGACTTCTTTTGCCACGTTCGCAAGAATCGGTGTTGTCGTGATCATCTCATCTAAATCACGATTAACCGTCATGGCTCTGTATCGTAATTCATCCGAGATAATCGGAAGCAACGCCGTCACCCTTTCCGATTCTTCCGCACTCAAACTTCTGAATAAAACTTCGACGTCTTCTAGTGTTGCAAATGGGTCTGCCATTTGTAATCACCTCATTTCTTTGGTGTTCTTTTGCGCTTCGGCTTTTCCGCTGTCTTTGCCGGTTCAGTGGAAACAGGGGAAAGGGAAATTTCTTCCCAATCCCCTTTTACTTCCGATTCAACGCAGACAACAACACCTGTTTTAGTGTTGCGGTATGTCCGCATTAGGCTTCAATCTTGGCAAAGAACGCCGGTGCAAGGATTGCCCAACCGATGTAGAATTCTGCCCGCAGATAGACCTGGTTGTGACCCGCAAGGTCAGAACCGCTGTTATCGGGGTCACCATACTGAATGACCTGTACAGGAATTTCCTTTGCATAGCCCCAACGGAATGCACTGAAATCGCCGACAAGGCCGTGCAGTGTCTTTGCGGCACCGGTTGCGGCCATGGAAACTGTCGGATTGACGGCCAGGTTCATGCTTCCGAGTTGGTCGGGCGCAGCACCCCAATTGAATTCCGGGTATTTCGGCGCACCGCTTGCAGACAGCGCACCAATAGCACCTTTCATTGTTGTGGACATAGCCACGCCGTCAGCCATAACGCCCGCCGCTTCAACGAGTGCAACGGCAGAAGAAATGTTGGCATCAGCGGATGCCGCCGCATATGTGACAGTGTTGGTGACCTGTGCTTCAAAGTTGTTGTTGCCAATGACTGTGGATGCAGTAAGGTCATACGGATTCAGACCATGCAGTGCGGCAATATCCATGCCACGGGCGGCCTTACGGGCTGCGCCCTCTGCGAACGCCCGCAGAACATCCATGCGGTATTCTTCAGTGCCATACAGGAATTCATCAGATACTCTCAGACCATATTCAAACTTATACGGTCTGATAACCTTTGGTGTCGCTGTGCCGCCGCCGTTTACTTTCGGGTCAGATTCGCCAACCACGGAAATTTCGTGGTCAAGTGCGAATACCATTTCTGTTGTGCCGTTAAACGGAATCGGACGAGCATTGGACAGTTTTGCAAGTGCAGATTCGCCACGCACTGCGTTGAACATCTCTTCAACTACCTGTGTCGGCAGGGATGTTCCCTTGTTGATAATATTTGCCATTTTTTACCCCTTTCTTAGACTCTCTGACAGTTCACGCCATGCACTGTCTTTGTCATTTTTCGGGCTTTCGGTGTTCCGAGTAAACCCGAATGTGCTGTGCGTCAAGCTGGCAAGCCTGTCCGCACTCTGTGTGATTGACTCTTCATCTTCACCCTGTAAAAATTCGACAGATTCGGGCGGCAGTTTCTTTTCCTGTGCAATTTTTGCCTTTAGCGCAGAAACTTCATAGCCGTGAATCTTGCTTTCAAAGTCAGCAAACTTCTGATCATAGCCGGCGTATTTTTCCAATTCTTTGGAATGTGCAGTTTTTAGATTCTCAATTTCTGCCTTGTGTGCGTCAGCCTGTTTCTTCTGTTCATCGGGGCTAATCCATGCTTTGTATTCTTCACGGATTTTGTTTTCAGCCCTGTTCAGCCTGTCTTTGATTGCGTTGTCGAATTCTTCCTGTGTGTTGATTGCTTTAAAGTCAGCCATATACTTTCCTTTCCCACTGTTACCGCCGTGTAAGCGTAATATGTAAAAACACGGGGGAATACCCGTGCTAATACCCAATCCGTTGTTTTCGTTTTTCCTTTGTGTTGGCGCAAAGCCAATAAGCGAAAGCCAGGCTTTCGACTATGGACACGTCCACGCCGTCTTTGATCGACCTAAAGCCAAATGCGCCGTTTGTGCCTATCAACCGTTTTTCACAGTTTGACACGGCCTGTACAACGCTTTTTTGGCCGTTGTGGCACACTGTGCCATCGTCAATTGCTTGCCTAAACGCCGCATAAGCGGAAATTGCTTCCGCTGCCGTTGGCAAAGTCTGCGTGGCCTTGCACCGTGATGCTTTTAGTGATTCGGCTAGGATTTCTTGTTTGCCCCGTCCGTCTATCACTACACCCGCCACGTTCGCTTGCGTCAAGAAACGTACAAGCCAATCGAACCCACCCGACTGCGGCGCACAGTCAATCGTTTCAACAAAAATGCCGTTGTCTGATCTAACGGCAATTGATAACGATACGTTGACACCGTCCGACCCGAATTTCACGCCGGCATACAACTTGCCGTGAAATGCGGGTGTCTTCCTAACCTTTAGGCTTAACCAATCGGCTTCGGTGATTTCGCTTTTCAGTTCATAACTGTGCCAATAGCCCAACCGCTGAATAATGAAGTCAAGCGGGTTGCCCACATCCTCAGAACGTATGGTGCGTTCTTTCAGAATCGTGCCTAAACTTGGGTTTGTTTCGTACCACAAGTCAGCATCCATCATGTCTTCGGGCTTGGAATACACCGACCATTCAGCCCAACCGGTGTCAAATGCATTGCCCGACAGAACCCGTTTCCGCAGATTTACAAAAACATCACCCTTGCTTTGTACTGTGGGTGGCGTTCCGCAAAATATCGTTTGTGGGTTCGGGCTTGCCGCTATGGTGTAAATAAGCGCATTTTGCTGTGTTGACGTGTATTCCTGCGCTTCATCAATGACCAACAGGTCAAATGATTCACCGATGCCGCCAGCTTCTGTCCGTGTTCTGAATACGATTGACCCGCCGTCTTGCATGAAGATTTGTTCCAATCCGTATTGCTTTGTGGCCTTGAAACTCTTTGCCGGTGGTGTGTGGCCTTTCTTTTTTCGGCCTTGCTCAACATATCCCGCCGCCGAAAGAATCGACATAAGGCGCATGAATGCGCTGTGTGATGTGCTTGTTTTATGGGCTGTGTGGCAGATGTTTTCACCGTTGCAAATGCCCCATAATTCACGCATTGACAACACTTCACCTTTGCCGTTCTGCCGTGGCACTTCATAGCCAAACTTCTGATGAACCCACAGGCCGTCAGAATTCTGCGCCATAATGTCAGTTAAAAGCAGTTTCTGCCAATCCTGTGCAGACCGCCCGCACGTTTCGTACAGGTCAACTGCTTCCTGTGCTTTGCTTTCTGAAAAACGTAAAACAATGGCTTGCGTGGGAATTTGGCTTCCGATTCGTGCCATAATTCCCCCCTATGTTTGTCAATAAATGTGTTCTGTACCGGCTTGCGGGTCTGTTTCAACCGGCTTGCCCCGTTTTATACAATCATCCAATATCTGATAGATTTCAGCGGGTGTTTTGTTTGAATACTCAAAAAACGGGAAATTTTCGCCGAACGTGTCGCAGTATTCAAACAACTTTTCGTCAAATTTTGTCATAGTTTCCCCATGTCTTCTAGCATTTCCATGAACACGCCGTATGATTTGGGAAGATACTTTTTCATCGTATCAAATCCCGCTTGATTTGCCATTGACGTGTCAAAGAATTCTGCCGCCGCTTCACACGCCAAATTCGTGTTTACGCCGTTTTCCATCCCGTCACGCCAATATTTGTTTGCGTGCGCATAGCCGCAATTTATTTTGCCTTTTGTCGCACCGTTAAGAACATTAGACAGTCTGCCCCGCTCAACGTCCGGCAACATGCGCACTTCGTGTTCTAACGCCTTGTACGCCATCGACTTTTCATATTTAACGAACTCAAAAACGTCACCACGCCCATAGCCAAAATAATATCTGTACCAACGTAACCCCAATTCGTCCTTTAACCCGTTGACATCCTTATTTGCCATCAGTTCTTTTATGCGGTTGGCGTGTTCGCCAACTAGCCGTTGCACTTCCGCTTCGATTGTTGCGGGAAATCGCCCGTTTTCCCATATTGCTGAAAACATTTTAAACGGGCTTTGGCTTGCCTTTTCGCCTAAGAACATGTCTATAGCGTGAAAGCCCTCATGAAATGTGACCTCAAAGGGCGTTTCGTCTAAGCGAACAGGGTTCATTTCTGTCTGCAAACTGAGGTGGATTTTTCGCCACCAATCGCAGAACGCTTTACCGTCCGTTCTGTTAGTTTCAGCAACACCAACATGTTGCACGTTCTTTTCCCAAAACTTGCGGCTTCTTTCATCGCCTTGTGCTGCCACCGCTTGCATCTTTGCGTATGCTTCAGACCCATAAGCATCGTAAATAGCATTATTTGGCGGTGCTTCCGTCTGTGGCTGTTGCGCCTGTTCAGCACGGCCAATCCGTGCGGCAACGCTGTCTGCGTCTTCACCCGTCCATTCGTGTTGGGTGCGAACGTCTATTGTTTTGTTCCCGTCTTTGTAAATGATGATGCACCGGCATGCTTCATGCCGCCTAAACACATCATTTCCCCTGTTGGAAACGTCTTTGTAACGATAAACGCCCTCAAGCCCTGCGCACCATTTGCAAGGAACGGTGTATTTGTACGGGTAAGCCCTGCCACGGATGTTTTTTCGGCCTGTCACAGTCTTGTTTGCTTCCGTTTTGCGAATGATAACCGCATCAAACCCCGCTTTTGTATGGGCAGATGCGTTTTTTCTGATCGCTTGGTCAACAATTGCCTGGTGGTAGTTGACCACCGGTTCATGCATAACCCAACGGGCTTCATCGTATGTGTCATAAGACGCAACCTTATTGACTAACCCGTCAATGCGGTTCGTGTCTAAATCGGGTTCAAGGGCTTCAAGACCGATGCCAGCGGCATTGTTCATGTTCTTCTGAACCTGTGCCGATGCGCCCGCCACAAGGTCATGCGTTTCACTCAAAAGCGGTGTCAGCAATTCCCTTGCGACTTCTTCTGACATGTAAGCAAGCGTTTGTGTGTTATCGTCAATAGACTTTGCCAACAGTTCGCCGACCCGCACGGCATATTCGTTTGCATCTTGGTAGTCTGTGCCGTCTCTCACCCTGTTTGCAATGCGTTTTAAATCTTTATCACGCATCAAATAACCGGCACAAGACTTCTGAACAC